CGGGACGCCGGTCGGCGAGTGGGTGTCGCTCAACTTCACCACCAACGCTGGCGTCCACGTCATGCTGATGGTGAACCCCGGCTCGGGCTACTGGATTTACGACGGCACGACGTTCACGCAGATCACCCTCGGGGCCGGCCCCAACCAGATCAGCGGCATCGACCCGGCGCTCTTCAGCTTCGTCACCGTCTACAAGAACCGGGTCTGGTTCGTCGAGAAGGACACGACCAGGGGCTGGTATCTCGACTTCGGTGTGTACGCCGGGGCTGCAACCGCCTTCGACTTCGGCTCGATGTTCCCCAACGGGGGCAAGCTGTCGGTGCTGATCAACTGGACCTACGACGGGTCGAGCGGCGTCGGCGTGCAGAACCAGTTCATCATCATCGCGGACCAGGGCGACGTCCTCGTCTACGGTGGCGACGACCCCGACATAGCCGGGCAGTTCCAAGTGGTCGGCCGCTGGTACATCGGGCGCGTGCCCGTTGGAGCCCGGTACTACACCAACTACCAGCAGGACGTGACCATCCTGTCCGAGCGCGGCATGGTCTTCATGTCGGAGCTTATGCGCGGCCAGGGCTTCTTCCAGAACCCGCAGATCGCCAGCGCCATCAACAGTGCGCTCGCCATCGAGATCGCGGGCTCGCTCGACGTGCGCTACTGGGAGGTGAAGTTCCTGCCGCACGAGCAGTTGCTGCTGATCAACCGCGCCGAGATCAACGTCGAGAACCTGCAGTGGGCATACGAGGTCAACAACAAGGCGTTCGCCATGCTGCGCGGCTACCCGATGCTGACGGTCGAGGCGTTCGACGGCAAGGTCTTCGCTGGCGATCTGGAAGGCAACATCTGGCAGTGCTTCATCGGCGGCACCGACGGACAGGTCGACGACGAGCCGGGCACCGACCTCCAGGGGCTCGTGGTGACCGCCTTCCAGCCGCTGGGCGAGGGCATCCGGGTCAAGCGGTTCCACATGGTCCGCCCGTCGTTCATCTCCGATTCAGCCCCAGGCATCCAGGCCGGGCTGAATAGCGAGTGGAACCTTGAGATCACCGGCTCGGTGCCCGCCTACCTGGGCGCGGGCTCGGGCGCCTGGGACGTCGGCCTGTGGGACTTCGCCGTCTGGTCGGGCGTGGGCCAAAGCTACGAGGCGTGGACCGGCGCTGCCGGCAGCGGCCGCTACGGTGCCCTGGCGATGAAGGTCCGCGCCTCGGCCGACACCCTCTTCGTCGGCTGGCAGGCGCTGGTGGAGCCTGGGGGTGTGCTGTGATCGCATGCCAGCCGCAGAACGCCCTCGCTTACTGGCTGTGCAGCCGCATCGGCCTCGTGGCGTCGCCCAACCTGCGCTGCATCGGCTCGATCTCCGACCGGGACCCGAGCGTGCTGCGCGGGGTGGTCGGCTACGACAGCTACAACGAGGCGTCCTGCGTCATGCATATGGCGGGCGATCCTGGCTGGCTCGACAAGCGGATGCTGCACGCCTGCTTCGACTACCCGTTCAACGTGATGGGCTGCAATCAGGTCCTGGCCTTCGTACCCAGCGACAATGTCGTCGCGCTCGACATCAACCGCCGCCTGGGGTTCTCGCTCGTCGTCGAGCTTGACGGCGCTCACCCCGACGGCTCGCTCTTCCTGATGCGGATGCGCCGCGACGAATGCAAGTGGCTCGCGCCACGGAGGACCCACTGATGGGCAAGAAGTCAGGACCGCCGCCGCCGCCCGATTACTCGGCGATGGCCGAGAAGACTGCGGCTTCCAGCCAGGAAGCGCAGACCCGTGCCGACTGGGCGAACCGGCCCGATCAGGTCACGCCCTGGGGGTCCCAGAAGTGGGAGTCCCAGGCGATGGTCGACCCTGCCACGGGCAAGACCGTCACCAAGTGGGTCCAGAACACCACCGTCGACCCGAAGATGCAAGAGGCGCTCGACGCCCAGCAGAACGTCGACAACGCCAAGAGCCAGCTTGCCCAGGCGCAGATCGGCCGTGCTGGCGAGGCGATGGCGAACCCGTTCGACTGGAACGCCCTCACCCCCGGCGGCAAGGCCGTCGGCACCCGCGAGACGGACCCCAACGCCTACCTGTCGAGCGGTGCAGGCCAGGGCATCATGGGCGGCATCGGCAAGACCAACGTCATGCAGGCCGGTGGCGACCTCGGGCGGCAGCGCACCGAGCAGGCGCTCATGGCGCGCATGCAGCCGCAGAACCAGCAGGCGCAGGCGGCCCTGGAGGGCAAGCTCCAGAACATGGGGCTGACCCGTGGCAGCGAAGCCTGGAACCGCGAGTCGCAGCGCCTGGGCGACCAGCAGTCGCGGCAGGCGTTCGACGCCATGCAGACGGCCGGTGCCGAGCAGCAGCGCAACTACCAGATGGAATTGCAGGGCCAGGGCCAGCAGTTCCAGCAGGACCTCGCTGGCGCGCAGTTCCAGAATCAGGCACAAGCCCAGGGCTTCGGCCAGGGCATGGCGCAGAACCAGCAAAACTTCGGGATGATGTCCGGCGCGAACCAGCAGAATTTCCAGCAGGACCTGACCGCATCGCAGTATGCGAACACCCTGCGCCAGCAGCAGATCGCCGAGCAGATGCAGAAGCGGGCGATGCCGCTCAACGAGATGAATGCCCTGCTGACCGGTGCCCAGGTCGCCATGCCGACGATGCCGAGCTTCAATACCTCGACCTCGGCCGGTGGCGTCAACTACTCGGGCGCGGCGAAGGACCAGTACAGCGCAGGCATGGATGCCTACAACGCCAAGCAGCAGCAGAGCCAGAGCCTCATGTCCGGTATCGGCTCGGTCGCCGGCATCGCGGCGATGGCGATGTAACCCCAGGAGACAGAGATGGCTGACATCAACATGACCCCGACGAACATGCAGCCTCAGAACGAGGAGATGCTGCTCAAGTACATGATGCAGCAGGGGGCGCACAGTGCGGCCGACCAGAGCATCGCCAAGAAGCAGGCGCTGCTCAACCAGTTGCGCCAGACGACCGAGCTACCCGGCATGATCCAGGGCGGCGGCGCTCGCACGATCCAGGCTGCGCACCCCCTGTCGGCCATCGCCAACGTCGCCGGTCAGGTGATGGGCGCGCAGCAGCAGCGCGGCCTGAACGACCAGACGGCCAACCTCGTCGGCGAGCGTCGGCAGGACCTCGCCAACCTCGTCGAGAACCAGCGGATGGCTCGGGAGTCGGCCCTGCCGCTGGAGAAGCGCCAGGGCTACGTCCCGCCCCAGGCCCCTGGCCCTGGCGGCTTCGTTCCCCCGACCGATCCGAATGCCTATGCAGGCGGGATGTAGGTCATGTACGAGGACGTAATCAGCACGATCCTCGGGGACCTCCAGCAGCCCCCGAGCCCTGGCGCTGCGCGTGTAAACGCGCTGCGAGGTCAGCCGGGCTCGTTCGCCGAGATGAGTCAGCCTGGGCCGCAGATGCCGCCGCAGCCGCAGCCGATGGGGCCGCCGCCGCAGCCGATGGGGCCGCCGTCGTTCACCCCCAACGCTCCTGGCGGCGGCGTGCTGCCGCCTGGGCAGGCCGCTGGCGCCCCCCAGGGGAGCCAGCAGACCGGCAGCGCCTCGGGGTCCTGGGGCGAGCCCGAGCCCAACACGGGCGGCACCAGCGGCTCCTGGGGGCCGCCGCCCGGCCCGCCGCCGCAGCCCGGCCCGCCGCCGCAGCCGACCGGCGGCCTGGACATGGCGACCGGCCGGAGCCCTCAGAACGGCCCAGGAGGCGCTGGAAGCTCCGCAGGCGGGGTTGGTATCACCGTGGGCGCTGGAGCGCCAGGGCGGCCGGTTCCGGCCGGCCCTGACCCCCTCGCCGCCGAGTACGCCGACATCGTCCGCCGCCAGAAGGAAGCCGAGCAGCAGGAGCAGGACCTCCTCAAGCCGGTCGACCGCACCGAGATGGAGCGGATGTACGGCCGCCGGGCCGAGTCGGGCAACAGCAAGATGCTGCTCGCCCTGGCGGCGCAGCAGGCCGGGGAGGGGTACAGCCCGTTCCAGGCTCAGTTCCTGAAGCAGGCCGCCGAGGCGGAAGCGCCGATGAAAGTGACGGGCGGGACGATGACAGCCCAGGGCTTCATCCCCGACGCCGACTTCGAGCGCGAGAAGGCCATCGTCCGCGTCCAGGCGCGGCTGCAGTCGCTGGCGAACGCCAGGGCGCACGTCCTCACCAAGCAGTCGGACAACGAGCTTCGCCGCCAGCAGATGGAGATGCAGGAGGAGATGAAGCGGCTGATGCTGGGGCAGACGGCCGCCATCGCCGCGCAGTCGAGCGCCGACCGCCGCTACGCTGCCGACCTCGCGCATCAGGATCGCCAGGACCGCGCAGGGGCCGGGGCCAAGGGTGCCGGCAGCGGCAAGGGCACGGCCGACCCGCAGACGATCCTGAACCTGCTCGACCGCGCCGAGGCGCACCTGGGCAACGCCACCGGGTCCGGCTTCGGAGCCCTGGTCGACAAGGGTGCCTCGTTCGTCGGTGCCTCGACCAAGGGCTCCGAGGCTGCCGGGCCGCTGAAGGTGATCGCGGGCAACCTGACGATGGCCCAGCCGCGCATGGAAGGTCCGCAGTCGGACAAGGACACCGCCCTCTACAAGGAGATGGCTGGCAACCTCGCCGACGACAGCCTGCCGGTCAAGGTCCGCCAGAGCGCCCTGAAGGAGATGCGCCTGATCGCCAACCGGTACAAGTCCGGCTACTGGGCACCCCCCGGCTACAAGCCCCCGCCTGGGTTCAAGGTCGACAGCGGCACGGGCAGCCAGACCGGTGGCGGCGGCGGCCAGTTGCCCGCCGGGTGGTCCTACAACGGGAGCCAGTGATGCCTGTGTTCCGCTTCACGGGTCCCGACGGCCGGTCGCACTCTGTGACCGGGCCGCCGGGCTCGACCCCCGAGCAGGCGTTCCAAGTCCTGCAGCAGACCCTCGGCGGTGCTGCGGCGATGGAGAAGCCCAGGGCTGAAGTGCCCGAGATGAACGTCGACCCGACCGAGGGGATGTCCTGGGGCCAGAAGGCATTGACCAACGTCGGTGCCGGCATGGACACGGCATGGCAGGGCGCCAAGCAACTGGTCGGCCAGGGGCCGACCGACGAGGAGCTTCTGGAGAAGCGCAAGATCGACGAGCATCTCGCGCAGCAGACGACCGGCGGCGGTGCCCTCCAGCTTGCCGGCGAGATCGCGCCGACCATCCCCCTGGGCATGGGCGCAGGCTCCCTGGCTGCCCGTGGCGGCGGTCTGGTGCGTGCGATGGCCGCCTCGCCGACGATGTCTGCGGCCGCTGGCGGTGCCGGGGCCGGTGCCCTGCAGCCGGTGACTTCCGACGAGTCGAGGCTCGCCAACATGGCGATGGGCGCTGGCGGCGGGGCCGTCGCGGCCAAGGTAGCGCCCCAGGCTCTCAGGCTGGCGATGGCAGGCGGCCGGGGTGCTGGCACCCTGGCGCAGCGTGGCGTGGCCGCCCTGCCCGACCAGATCACCGGCCGGGTCGGCCAGCGTGCGGTCGAGAGCCTGGGCGAGAAGAGGACCGCCAAGCTCCTGAAGAACGAGCTTGGCGGCAACGTCGCGCCCGACGTTTACACGCCGCACCCGCACATCGGCGGGCCGGGGCCGACCGCTGCAGCAGCGACCCAGGACCCGGCGCTCGCCGGCCTGGAGCGCGGCAGCCGGACGACCGGCGGCGAGCATTGGATGGACTACGACCGGGCCGCCAAGACCGCCCGGTGGGAAGCCCTCGACCAGGGCTTGCAGACCGAGGCTGATCTGGCTGGCCGCCTGGGTCAGGCCAACGAGATCGGCAAGGAGGTCAACGACCTCTACCCGAAGATCGGCAAGACCCGGTTCTTCGCCGAGATGGACGACTTCTTCCAGAAGCTCCAGACGGCCAAGAACACGCCGCAGTACCAGGGCAACCCGGCGGTGAAGAGCGCGGTCGACTACATCGAGAACACGATGCGGCTGGCCGGCGACGTCACCCCCGAGCTTCTGCACACCATGCGCCGCACGGTCGCTGGCGGGCTCGCTGGCGTGCCTGGGGTGGGCTCCGCTGCCACCAGGGCGGCATCGAGCGAGCCCTTCGTCATCAGCCTGACCAAGGCGATGGACGACATCCTCGACAAGTCCAGCAAGGGCAAGTTCAGCCAGTGGAAGAGCGACTACAGCGAGATGATGACCAAGGCCGACTCGGCCAAGGCCGACGTCAACATCCGCTCGAAGTTCGTCGACCCGGCGACCGGCATGCCGCTGAAGCCGACCGTCGGCATGGAGGACATCCCCGACCTCCAGCCGCACGCCCTCACCCAGGCGGTGAAGTCTGCGGCTTCGTCTACCCGTGGCGTCAACAAGGGCAAGAACCTCCTGGCGACGCCGTCGCAGGACATCCTCGAAGGCGTCGCCAAGGACCTCCGCGCCCAGGACGTGATCGCCCGGTCGAAGAAGGCGTCGACCGGCGGCAGCGGCTCGGACACGGCCAGCAACCTGACCCAGGCCGCCCTCATCGAGTCGCTGATGCCGAGCGGGCTCGGGGTCGGCCGGTATGTGGCGGCCGAGAGCGGCCGCAAGGCCGACAAGGCGATGCAGCGCCAGCTAGCGGAGCTTCTGCAGGACCCTGCCAAGCTCCGCGCCTTTGTCGCGGCCCAGGAGCGGCTGCGGCTGCTGCGCGGGGCCGGACAGCTTCCCCAGGCGGCGCTGGTCGGCCAGAGCATCGGCGGCGCGATGCCAGCACTGCTGGGCCAGTAGCACAATCAATCGTGCAATTACCAGTAACGAAAAGAGAACGAACGGTCGCAGTGCCCCAGCCCAGAACGCATCCAATGAGAGCCTCCTATGCCTCGTAATGTATCCGGCACCTACAGCCTGCCATTGCCGCCGGTCGTACCCAACACCGTCATCCAGGCGGCCTGGGCGAACACGACCACCGACGACATAGCCCAGGGCATCACCGACTCGCTCGACCGCAACGGCCGGGGCGGGATGATCGCCCCGTTCAGGCTGGTCGATGGCTCGGTCCTGCAGCCCGCGTTCGCCTTCTCCTCGGAGACTGGCACCGGCCTGTACCGGGTGTCCGCAGGCATCATGGGCGTGACCGTCATGGGCGTGCAGGTTGCCCAGTGGTCGGGCACGGCCTACAGCGTCCTGACCGACCTCGGGGTTGCCGGCAACTTCGGTGTCGGCGGCAATTTCAGCCTCACGGGCGACATCGCGCTCGTTGGCGACATCCTG